TTGAATTTTATTATTTACTGTACCTGGTACAATAGATACATTCACTGGAGGTTTAATAGATTTATATGGTGATTGTAAATACTTATTATCGAATGTAACAAATAAATTATTTCCATCTATGCTACAAGTACAACCAGATATATCACTATTATATCCCCTAAATACTGTTCCACCTGGACGATCAATAACTCCAATAGATGTCGCACTTCTACCACTTTTACCATTTACTTGTAATTGTCTTCGCCAATGTTTAATTGGATATGCTTTTCGAAATGGACCAGTAAAGTTTATAGCATTATTATAATTTGTCTCTGAAGATGTTTTGGGTGAGTTTCCTAAGTTTACATTTGGTCTAGATAACCCCCCAATAATTCCATTTGACGAAGCGGGCATATTTGTAGTTTCACCCTTAATCTTTACTATAGGTTGTTTTGTAGAAATTAAATTATTAGAATAACTAAAATTAGTGGGTTTAGACATCTTATTATATATAGTTACTAAAGAAAAATAACTGTATTGGAAAGAATTATATAAATTTATATTGAGAATATATATATATATAATTTTATGTCTAATTTTTTTGAAGATGTTTTAGATGATGCTAATAATGTAGAAGAGAAAATTTTAGGGTCTGAATATGAATATTGGAAACAAATAAAATCTCCAAGTCAAATGGGAATGAGTGCAAAAGGATCTATATCTACAATTGCAAAAGATGTCGACGGTCTTATTGATTATGTAGAGTTATTGGTTACTGGTTCAGGTGGTGCTTCAAAAACAGGAAGACCGTTAGGAAATAAATTCTTCTTAAAAACAGCTGCTACATGTAAAGATAAAGATTCAGGTGATATTGTAGACAGGTATGTATATGTAAATAATGTACCTGATGGTTCAATTCCTTTTATTAGTGGTGCTTCTGGAATGAATTTTTCAGAATTTGAAGGATTAGTGCCGGGTACATTAAGTAATCTTTCTGCCATGAATCCTATGCTTATATTTCAAGCATTTATGTCTGGTTCTCAACCTGATTGTCAGGAAATCACACTTGAAACTATAAATGCTAAAAATAAAAGAGGCACAGAAACACGACATGTAACCGTAACAGACTTACAAAATATGAATCCATGTAATTTTGGAGAGGAAAATCCAATTACTAAACAAAAGTGTACAGAAGCATTTAGTAATACAAATACCTCACAACTACCGGACGACTTTCTAGTAAAAATATTTTATGCTTCTTTGGGTATAGGAGGTGTCTATTTATTAATTAATGTGATGAAAAGAATTAGTGAGAGAAAATAATTAATCATATAACATGTATTTTTACATAAAAAATTATTATTACTATGTAAAAATATTTAACCTCTTTTATTATATTTTTTCCCTTTGCCTTTTTTCTTTGTTTTTAGTGTTTTTCTCTCTAACGAATTTCTTTTAGTCTTCTTCTTCGAGCTTTTTTTCTTTTTTAGTGTTTTTTTCCCTCCTCTCGACTTTTTAATTGGAACACGATATAACATTATAGTTTTTTTTATTAAATCATTCTGTTCAGTAGAAGTCATTTTATCCCATTCAGCACCAAATCGTCTGCGTAAATGTTTAGTATATGTTTCTACTAAATCTGGGTCTTCTTCCATCGATTCAGTCAATTGTCTATAAACTTCTGGGTTGCGCATAGCTCGCTGAGTTAATAATTCATCACGATTTTTTTCTTCATTATAGCCACGACTTGATAAACTAGATGACATCTTATATTATGTAAAGATATTATGTAAAATATTAATATCTTTTTTTAGACTTTCTACATTTAAGACATTTTCTATTTTTACCGCATTTGGTACATTTTTTTGATTTATTGTTTTTCTTTACAGGTCTTTTATTTTTTATAGATTTCTTTCTTTTTGTTTTCTTTCCTCCTACTGTGACAGGTTGTGTTTGGTTGGGAGTAGGACTAGTGAACCATCCTTTTAAACCTGAAAAGGCATCACTTGCATGTTCTGTTAATGATTTTTTTTGACTAGGAGTTGTAGCCGATGTATTGGTATCCATTATATAATACAATTATAAAAAATATTATATGATATTATTAACTATTTAGTATTTTACTATCTAAAGTTTAACGCGTTTGAATAGTTCTAAAGCAGCAAGCCCACCAGCTACTTGAGCAAGAATGTATGGAATTAAATCGTTCTTGGGTAATTTTCCTGCAGAAACCATCATGACAGATACAGCAGGATTGAAATTTCCTCCAGAAATTTTACCTCCTACTAAAATAGCAATGGCTAATGCAGCACCAATTGCTAAAGCATTACCTGTAGTCAAAATTACATAAAGAAAGAAAAGTGTTCCTAAAAATTCAACAAGAAATTTGTTCATTTTTTATATATATTCACTCTACAAAAAAATTACGCAAAAACCTGTCTGTTTCCACTTCCGGTTAATATAGATCCACCCCCCGATTTAAATGTGTTCTCAATAGCACCTTTTTTCTTAGGTGCTACTGACCCACCACCTCTTACCCTTGCTAAAGCACTATTTCTATATGAATCTTTTTTTACGGCTTGTCCTTGAAAGGATACTGGTGTTGTATTCATTGACGATTTTCCTATAGCATTTAACTTTTTTAAATGAATATGTTGTGAACTATCATTATGACCACTTAATATTATTCCACCTCCACTGTCTTTACTATAAGCACTTCTTGCGTTAGAAAACATTGAATCATTTGACGATGGATAAAATTTTTGAGGCATTCCGTTTTTTGTGTTGATAATAGCATTATTACCTCTATTTTTTATTAATACGCCTTGTTCGGACGGACCAGTAAATCTATATGTAAACATTAATCCACTCATTTTATATATAATATATTAGAATATATAAAATTATTTATTAAATTTATCGTCTTACACGATTTAAAGCTACAAATGTGTTGCTTTTACTATCACCTCCATAAGAATAATCATTGTAATTTCTGTTAACTGATTGTTGCTTTTTAAACTTTGTATAGTCAGAACCATCATATACATATTTTACATTGGTATTGGCACTAGGAACACCACTTCCATCTGGTTTAGCGAATATACTACCTCCTAAAATTCTTGCAGAACCATTTGATGCTAATTTAATTCTACCTGTATTCACCTGATTTGAACCACCGGATGTGTAATTTTTTCTATTTAATAAATCACCTGCATTATTAACAGCTCTAAAGGGTGTCGCTGCTACTTTATTCCCACTAACGATTCCATTCGCTGCAGCACCATTCCATGCTTCACGAAGTGTGAATCTCATAAGTTGACGCCCAGTTCCACCCTCCATTCCAGAACCAGATGTTCCATTTGAACCTCCACCTTGTAATCTTAACGCTATTCCTGGTCTTCCAGCAGCTACATATCCGGCATTATTATTTTGATTTCCACATCCTGGCATTATATATATATATCTCCCATATAAAAAAATGTATGAAATGTGCTAAAACTATACTATGTTTGTTGAAAGTTATTATAGTGTTTTGGAGGTATATTATGTCATAATTCGTGGAGCAATATTCATAGTTTGTAACTCTTGGAATAGTAGTTTACACGCATAAGGAATTTCGACATAATTAAAATCCGTTCTGTTATCACATGTTTTACACACATGAATATCCCGTCTATCATTATACGCTGCTACCATACCACATTTTTTACACACATTCACTTGATATTTGTCTGATGCGTCATATAGTCTTCCTCGTGTAAATCTTGAAGCTCCATGTGATACCATACAATCACGTTCCATTTCTCCAAAACGAAGACCTCCGTCACGACTTCTACCTTCTGCAGGCTGCCTGGTTAAATTTACCATAGGACCAATAGAACGACTATGTTGTTTATCACGAACCATATGCTTAAGTCTCTGGTAAAATACTGGTCCAATAAATATACTTGTTTCAATCTGTTCACCAGTTAGTCCATTATACATAAGTTCATTGCCATTACTTTCATATCCTACTTTGGTAAGTTCTTTACGAATAGTATCAATTGACAAATCACCAAATGATGTTCCGTCGCCAAATAGTCCAAGTTCTACAAGAACTTTACCTAGTAATGTTTCCTTTAATTGTCCAATAGTCATACGAGACGGAATAGCATGAGGGTTGATAATAATATCTGGTTTAACACCTTCTGACGTATATGGCATATCTGACTCTGGAATGATATTACCAATAGTTCCTTTTTGACCGTGACGACTTGAAAACTTGTCTCCAATAACTGGTCTTCTTACTGTTCTTACACGAACTTTACAAAAGTTATAACCATCACCATTTCTATCGATAAAGTTCTTATCTATATAAGACTCCTCATTTGTTCTATATGTTCTGCTCAAATCTTCGTATTTAATAACCTTTGTATGATCATTTCTATTTTCTTTAATAGGAACCACTTTTGAAATAATAACATCGTTATTCTCAAGAAGTGTGTTTTCGGGAATAACTCCCTTGTTATTAATTTTATCATAATTTCCAAATTTCATACCTTTCGTTTTAGTTCTATCTGGTTTACAACGAATCTCTTCGTCACCATTAATTTTTTTATCTTCATCCTTTTCTGTATGATAAATCGTTGCCTGGAATAGTCCTCTATCAATAGACCCCTGATTAAACAATAGACTATCCTCCTGATTGAATCCAGTGTGTGTCATAATCGCAACAACTACAGGAGAACCAGCAGGAATTTTATCCAATTGGACCATACCCATTAGTCGTGTATCCACTAAAGGTCTAGCAGGATAAGTTAGGACATATGCTGTTTTATCCATACGATTATCATAATTTGTAACATACATTCCCATTGCTTGCTTTCCCATTGCAGATTGATATGTATTTCTAGGACTTTGGTTATGGTCGGGGTAAGGAATACATGATGCTAGAATACCAAACATTGTGCTAGGATGAATCTCACAATGTGTATATTTATAGATATATTGTTTTTCTTTATAAATTTCTTCTGGTTTCATAGCAATCATACTGAAACTTTGTTCCTCAGGGTCAATATATTCAATAACCGAATTTTCAATCTTACAATTTGTAAGTAAATCATTCCATTCAATATCACCTGATTTAATTCCATCTATAATTGATTTTTTTAACATGATATTATTTTTACTTACGCGAAGTACTGGACGAATAAGTCTACCGGCATCATTACAAATTCGAATCTCACGATTCTTAAAATCGAATATGACCGATGTATAAATATTAATAATTCCCTTATATTTTTTTTCTTGAAAATTTTTAAATAATTCATATGGTGATGTAGATATGCCTATCCATGCACCATTTACGAAAATCTTTACATGTGTATCAAGTTCTGACTGAGACACTTGAGAAAATTCCTTAATATATGGTTTTATATATTCGTGAATGGAATCGCTATTACTAGGAATTGTAATATGTGACATATAACTAAGATTCTTAACAACACCTACACTTGCACCCTCAGGTGTTTCAGCCGGACAAAGAAATCCCCAAGAACTATTATGTAATTTACGAGGAGGAATCAATTTACCGCTTTTATCAATAGGTGTATTAATTCTTCTCAAATGACTCAAACTTGAAATATATGTTAATCTATTCAATACTTGAGCGACACCAACCTTATTGCTATTTACATTCTTAATTCCAAAATCTCCAGTAGATAGTGCTCTTTTTAATCCATTTTCAATGGTTGTTGATTTAACAATTTTATAAATATTTGTAGTATTAATTATATTTAAGTAGTCTTCGGTTGAACGCCACGAACCATTGTTAATTTCACGCACTACTTGTTTTTGCATATCTTTTACCAACTTATTGAAATAATTTCTAAGTAAATTATTAAGCAATGTACCTGTTAAATCGATTCTTTTATTTAGATATGAATCCCTGTCATCTGGGCTAATCCACTCAAAACTACATTTTAATAATTTATTCGCCATATATCCAAGAAAATAGATTTTTTGTGTCATATCATGACAGTGAGGAAATAAATCATTGTT